CTCGCACCACCCCATGGGTCAGCCTAGGGGGAGGCTTCGGATTCAAAAGATCCGAGGAACAACCAGTGCCCTTTTACGAAAAGGGTATCCACTTCTGTTTGTGACCCGTGACGACGCCTCTAGGGGCAATGCCGTCAGAATCACAACCCAGAAGAGCACCAGCAAGCACGGTAGCAGGGCTCCAATGGTGGAGAGGCAGGACGCGAGGTACGGGCACGAGTGCCCGCACGTAGCGAATCCCACCCTCCCACCTTACGCTCCAGTTGGCTTCGTAGTCTGTGACTACGGAGTCTCCTAGAGCCTGAGGCCCTCTAAGCCGACGGATATCACTTGGTAAAGCAGCCAAGCAGCCAGCCCAAGCCCTGTGAAAAGGGCCAAGGCCGAAGCTACCGCCATTGTGGTTAGACACCACTCGGCGAAGGCCGTTAGCCAGTGCGATCCATTCTGGCGGGGAACACGGAATTTCTTTAACATAGTGAGCCCTCACGGGTCTGCCGAAGAAGAAATCCCCCCCGCACGATTCGCGGAAATATCCTGAGCCGAAGCTCTTACGCGGATTGGGTGTGAACCCAAAGAACCGCAGGGCCGCGATCGCGTCTTCGTAGTACGAAGCAGGGATGATGATATCATCCCCGTACACGAAGAGATTCACCCCCGGCACGAGGCCGTCCTCATCCAGCGCCCAGAGCAGGCACAGGAAGAGTAGAGTCTCGAGTTCAAACGTGAACCCATTACCCATAGAGGAGAATTTTTCCAGAAAATACCATTTGCCATCCAACAGGGTCTTCTTCGACCGGAGTGAATCCAGTAGAGTGAACCAGTCGGACGGCAGCAGAAGCTGAACAAGCTTCTTCGCAACGGTATCGCTTGCAGATGACAGATCTATCGTAGCAAAAGCGCCAGTCAGCGAGCCTTCACAAGCTACCCGCCTGTGAACGGTTTGACCCTGCTCAAGGTCAATACCTACTCGCTTCAGACGCTTCCTCATGGTGGAACCAGTACCCAACTGATAAAACAGATTGAGGGAAGGCTCAATGCAGATACCCCGGTCTTTCGTGGCGTCTTTTGGGACGCTCGTGAACCGGTTACCCTGCACCATCATAGGGGACGACAGATAGGGACGCTCAGACGCCAGGGCGCGGAACCAGAGGGTTTTACCCCAAAGGTCTGTGACCCAACTTGCGTCAGTTGTTAGCGTCGGTCGATTAGACATTTTGTCGAGTGTTGTTATAAACACACCTCGATCATGGAAAGTCGCACCAGGTCCAAATCGTGCAGCGTCTAGGTCCTTTGGTAAAGCACCCAGTACACCCTTAACAAGACTCTTTACACGCTTAACATAAGAATAAACGCGCTCATCATAACCAACTAGGTTGGTGTTAGAGATGAGGTCCTGTAGACGGATGTTTGTTCGGCTACATTGCTTCTCAGCAGAATGGAACAGCTCCACGGCAGCCGCTCGCTTGTCGACTTTCGAAGGCAAGTTAGAGCATTTGCGCAGGAGTTCGACAGCCTGATTGTCTCGAAAGAAACGCTCAGGACAGTCGTAGTGTGACGGGTCCACACGCACAGCGATCGCGGAATCCCACTCACCATTACGCATCAAAATTTTCATCTTCAACGCAACGGCAGTATCCAGGTCGTCCAAAAGCGGATAGACCACACGTTCGAGAAACTCATTGAACACAGCAAATCCAATCTAAAAAGCCCGGTAAGGGCGGAGGGGAAGAAAGACCTAGTCAGGTCGGCGCATAGCCGGACTGATTAGAAGCCAAAACAATGGCGTTTTTCTCCAGATTGGTGTGCTGCGCCACGGCCTCGACGTGGATCGTGTCAGGAACATCGTTTGGCAAGACCACGCGTGTTTCCACGATGACTTGATTCACAACGCTCACACGACCATCAGCTCCGGATACGGAGTAAGGGTGGGTCGATCGAGAAGTAACGATACGGGCTGTCTTGGCCGCGTTTGCTTGGCTCTCCACGCGGAAAGTCGGACGGGCCCCGATAACGGGGCTCGCGTTCTCAACGCGGAAAAGAGCGGGGCTTTTGTCCCCAGAAGCGGCGGCAATAAGCGCGTAAGTTACATCGGTGGTTCCGTCGGCTTTCTTGACGACGAGGTTTGTTGCCTGAGGCATAGTTGCGACTCCTTTTAGAAAGGTTATTTAAGAAAACCCACCAGCAGTGCTATCGCTGTTGCACCACGGATGAGCGAGAACCCCTTGAAAGGCTTGAGCGTAAGCGAAGGCCCGACGATGCCAGGTATTCGCTCACACACAACGGCAGTACTAGACGAGCTGCCGTAGCCAATAAAGTCATAAGGCGGAAGGTAAACCACCTGATGCTCCTGACTTGCCCTGTAAAAGTAGGTCGTGCAAGGGTTCTCAAGACGACTGCCAAGGAAATCGGTTGAACTTCCGAGGACCTGGCCGACGTTCGAGAACCAATCAACGACAAACGAAAAGGGGACCACTTCCCAAGCCACGGACGCAGGATTGACTAAACCTAGTCGATTCGCGTTCCAAAGCAAAGGATTTTCGACGAACAATGAGCCCTGGTGCCTCACTGTCACCGACTGACTGATATTGTCAGTTATCCGCCAGGATCTGCTCGATTCTGTGCGGGATTCCCTCCGAGAGTCCGTCATAGTGCTTGCGCTTTTGATCGGCTCCCCGTAGGAAAAAGGAGATTGGAGGACATCAACTGCGGAGAAGATGTCGCCAATGAGCGGCTCCCACCCGAAATGGAACTCAAGCCAAAGTTCAGACAAGGTTTTCTTGCTGTTTAATTTGGAGAGTCCGCGCCGGGATTTTCGACGCAAAGAGCGGAAGTTGCCAGAACGAATTTCGCGCGCCAGACTGAGCAGCTGCCCAGCACGGTTTGCGATCATCGATACGGCTTCTTTTCGTTCAGCCAGGTTTGCTCCCAACTGAGCCTCGTGCTCTTTCATTTTGCCGACAAACTTCTCATAACTCTTGGATAGGGCTTGGTTGCGCAAGGTCTTTGCGTTGCCAGTCCAACCATTCCCCTCATAAGCAATCGTTGTGTTCGGGGCATCACGTTGTACAGGACCGGTTGTGCCGGTCGTTACACACGTGGACTCCTGCAACAGATATGCAGAGGGTTTGTTACGGGAAGATTTGGAGTTCCTAACTCCAGCCTTGTACTTAGAGTACAACCTGCCGTAAGTTCCGTCAATAGACGAGTACTCACTGTAGGGGCCCAGGGGCATACGATCACCTCGTAAGAGGGATCGACCACAATCCCATCGTATTTGTGGTTAGCGGGTGGTCCCGCAATATGCAGAAGAAAGACTCGGGAGGCCCAAAGGTACTAGTTGC